ATTTTAATATTAATAATAACTAATAAGTATTTTTTAATTCTTTTTACTTATAACAATTTTTTTAGTTTCATTATCTGATGTATCATATACAACAAAATGAATTTCTGGATATTGAATAGATAATTCGTTTTTAATAAATTCTATTGCTGCTTTTACATTTTTAATATCATCATCTGAAAAACCAAATGAAATTGTTTTGTGACCACTATTAATCCAGTAGGTCATATCGTTCCAGATTGTTTTAACAAAATTTGCGATTGCAACCTTTTTTGCGTGTTCTGGATTTGCAGCACTTCCTTTCACATCTAAACCAAACTTTTTACCAAATTCTTCTGAAGAAACGGGATAGTACTCTCCTTTTTCATCTAAATACAATTCTATAATTTGGTTATAATCTAATTCATTTAATTTTGAAAAAAAGTAATTATTAAATCTTTTTTCTTCTATGAAAGAATTAATAATATTTTTAATCATTTCCTTTTTTTCTTTTTTTGTGAAAGTCATATTAATAAACAACATAACTCCTTTTTTTAAATCACTTGGTTTGTGTCCTCTGGCGGTGTTTATTGCGAAAGGTCCTGCGTGGTATAATACCTCTTTAAATTTTTTAGCACTTGGGGCAAATCTTTTTCTTTGTACTGCCCATTTAATATCTCTAAAAAAAGGTTCGGATTCTTTGAAATCTATAAAAGCTTCTTCTGGGTTGTTATTTCTTACTCTATAAGAGGGGTGATTTCTAAGCTTTGCAAAATCCTCCGTTGATACATCTACTGGTATCCAATTACCCTTGTCATTATAATCCATTTTAATTTTGGTTGGCATAAATAAAATATTATCATCCCAATCTTTCATATAGACACGTAGGTTTTTTTCAACGAGAGTTCTTATTTTTTGTTCAATTAACATCTCGTCAACAATCTCTTTTACAATTTTTTTGTGTAACATAGTCTTATTTAATAAATACAAAGTTAAAAATAAATTCTATATATACAAAAAAACCCCCAATTTTTTTAGGGGGCTCTATTGACATTTAAAAAAAATTAATATTAAATATCCTCAAACGACGCACCAGTTGGCGTGATATAGAATGTAATATCTATAAATTCTAGTGAACGTGTTGGTTTGATATAGATTTTACCAGTCATTTGGTTTCTATCTAAATCAGCCGTGTCAGAAGATACTGTAACTCTAAAGTCATATAAACCTCTATCTCGTCTAATTGAATCCAAAATTGGATTTACAGCATTTAAGAAGTCTTGACGTACTTGTTCATCATTTTGGTCAAACAACAATCTTACAGATACAGCAGAAATCAATTTACGAGCTTGTAGTAACAATCTTCTTACGTTGATTCTATCAAGAGCAGACTCTCTAATTTGAAGTGTCTTATTACCCCAGATTACAGTACCTACATCGGAGAAGGTTGCAATTGGGTTAATTCTTCCTTGATATAAAGTATCTCTATCTTCTTGTGTCAACTTCTTACGAGCTTTAATTGCACAAGTTGTCAACAGCTTCTTGAGGGTAAATTAATCCGTCAGTACCAGTTGTTGTTGGTAAGAATAAGTTATAATCTGGACTAGTTGTGATATACAAAGAGTCAGCTCTTTCGTACTCAATCATATCAATTGTTGCCTCAACTAAATCACTATTATTTACATAGTCTATACCTGGAGTTGCAAATACGTTGATATTAACAGCTTCTGGATTTGCAAATGTTCTAACACCTAATAAATAAGCATAGTAATCTGTATTTCCATAGTCTCTTGTTCCATCACCAACAGAAATTTGTTTAAACGCACCCCATCCAGTTGCGGTTGGGTATCTGTCGGTAGCACAAGCACCATTTAAGAATCCAATACGTCCAAGAACATATCTATCTCCGTTAGTTCTGTACTCTCTATAAATGTCCCAACCATCAAATCCACCTTGAACAAACAAAGTATATTTTCTTGAGAACAATCTATAGTAAGGACTAGTATCATTTGTAGGTTCAGTTGAAAATGTCGCATCACCAACAAAGAATCTAGGGTCACCACTACTTACAAAGTTTCCGTTGATTGTAATACCAGAAGCATTCTTATCCATATGGAAACCTCTAGTTTTATAATTCCAATTAGAACCATCTAAATCACAAGAAGTTAATGGGTTTTGTTTTCCAACATACTCAAAGAAATCAGAGTCATAACCTAATTGGTTAGAGAAACCTAAATACGTTCTTCTTACATTATCACCAGAACTCAAAGTTGTGTTGTCAGCACCTGTTGATAAACCAAAAGGTGGATTCCAAATAACTTCACCTGGGAAATTATACTTTGTTTTATAAATCGGGTATGGTGGTTTAGCACCAGCGTACTCTCTAAATGTATATCCATCAAAACCACAAGGAAGTGCGTCAACTGGGGCGTCCTCGTTCATCTCAACCATAATAAATTTAGAGTTTAATTGATATTCACCATCTAAAGTACCAATCTTTTTTGCAACAAAGTTGTTTTGTGATGGATCCATAGAACAGTTTGTGAATTTTTCTAAAACTGTAGGGTTAGCATCCGAATCAAAATAATCTCTAACTAACACACTAAAAGTTCCGTTAGCAAAAGAAATATCAAAAATTGAAACTTTAACATTTGTATTTGCAGAATTACCATCGGCAACAGTATAGAATTTAAACAAATCAAAAACTTTATTACCACGAAGTTCTGAAACAACCCAAGGAGATGACGGTGTTTGGTATCTATCCAAGTACCAACCAATTGAAGTTGTACTTTCAGATTGTGCCGAATCAAGTGCGATTAAGTCTGGACTTAAACCTCTAATATATCCTTTTTTGTAAGCATAGTTTAAAAACGCTTGGAATCTTTCCTCTAAAAATAATGGAACGGTTGCTTTAGGTTTTGCAAAGTTGGAAGTTCCAAATACTTTAGAAACATACTCAGCATCACTAGTACTAAAAGAAGTTTCAAAAGAAAAATTAGTTCCAGCGCTATTTGTTGTATTTACAAGGAATGTAGCATATGGGTCTTTAGTCACCGCTGAATAAGCACCAGTCATAGTTAAAGAAACATCTGTAAGACCTGTTACCTCATATGTTGGTACATTACTATCAGCATAAGTTGCAATACCTCTTGATCTTAAAGTTGCAACAACAACATCATCATAATCTGTAAACGTATTTCCAGTATAATAATAAATTTTACCAACAACACTTCCAGAATAACATAAGTTATTATCTGGCGGAACAGGAGTAACGGTTGGGGTTGGAACAATAGGCTCACAAATAAAGTCATATTCAAAAGTAATACTATTTGGGTCTAAAACAAGTGGGTCACTTGAAACTAAATTACTAATACTAGCCATACCATTTAATCTTCCATAATCCTCATCTGGTAATGTTACATAAGAACAACCAGAAATAGCACCATCTAAAACCGTCACGGAGTCACTAAATACGATTGGTAAACCACTAGAAACACCTAGAGTAACATCAAAACTTAATGTTAGATTCTCTGTGGCAGGAACTAAACCAATCAAACAAAACTCAACAACAACTGAACCTGGGGCAATTCTAGCACTTAAAAGGAATGAACCTGGTGCTTGTGAACTTGTTAATGTTAAAACATTAGACAAAGGACCAACTAAAGTAGATGGTGTTATTGACTGAACACCTTGTACAATAGACCAAAAAGAGTATCCGGTATAATTTCCATTTCCAGTTGGGTCAAATAAAGCATAAAACCAAGGGTCATTTCCTGAATTACTTAAAGTGTTAGCAGTAAAAACAACATCCGGAACATTAAAAAAGTTTGTTTGTGCTGTAAACCCTAATGCAGTTACACCAGAATAATCTGGTCCATCAACACTACCAAAAATTGAAATGTACTCATCTTCAGCCATTGTTGGGTCAGCATCTGTAATAACGTTAAAAATTAAATCTTGAATACCTTCATTTAAGGTAACCGATGAACCATCAAATTGTTGATTTTGTTCGTTTAAAATATTTTGAATTACGGTCGGAAATAAACTTTCATAAACTATAGTGTCTTGTGATTCTGTACAACCAGTAAAGTTTACAACAAAATCTGACGTGTACGCTGAAACACAATTAAAATCACAAAGAAAAGTTTCGCCACTTAAACACCAAACATCAATCGTCGCCGGATCCACATTTGCAACTGTTTTAATAGACCAAGAAGGTCCTGCGTCATAACCAGACAAACCTAGAATCCTAGTAACAAATAATTGATTTGATTGTTGTAAGTAAGATTTTGCAATATATGCCGCCTCATACTTGGGTATTTGTGTGTTAATAAATTTAGTTGGGGATGTACCGCCAAAATATGTTTGAAATTCATCAAAGTTTCTTACAAAAATTGGTTCGAATGCTGGACCTTTTAAAGTCTCACCAACAACCCCAAGAGTTGTAACGCCAACACTTTGTGCTACAAAGCTTAAATCTACCTCTGAAGTATAAACACCTGGTGATACGAATACTTTACTGTTAGTTGCCATTTTTTTCTATTGTTTTATTGTTTTATTTTTTATTATAAATATTATGTTTTTTCGTAAAAACTTTACTTAAAAAAAAGTATTTATATTTTGGTATGATTTTATTCTACCTTTTTTCTACCTATGAGTAATGATATTAAAAAGATAAAAAATTTGAAGATAGCCGTTGAAGTTCACGGGGTTTTAAAGACGTATTGTGATAAACGAGGAATCAAAATGTATAAGTTTCTTGAAAACCTAATTTTGGAAAAATGTAAGGAAAAAAGAGATATATACGGTGAAGACTAAATTACGTTTTGTTGGAACACCAATTTAGCACTTTCTGTTGTAACGGTTTTTACTGTAACAATTTTTACAGTATCATTTGTATTCAATTGTATTTCCGTTAAATTTGTACCATAAAAGTCACCGTTTATAAAAACAGAATAATCGCTTACATTTTGAGAATTGATTAACAACAAATCAACAGTATATTCAATTTCAATAGAAGCCTCTATTTGAGTTGAGGTAAAATCAAAAACCAATTCAGACGGCTTATTATTTTTTCTACGATTTCCCCTCTTTGTACTAGCGGTATCTGTTTCATAAATTTGGAAGATTCTATTGATTGCTGGTTGTACCTCAAACTCATCTTCATCAATTAAAAACCCCATCATAGTAAATTCATATTTCTGAATGTAATATTTTCTTTTTTCTAAATCTAAAACCGACTCATCACTATTACTATCAAATTTTATTGGTATATAGTGACCTTTTATCATTTGGTAAGATTGTAATGATGAAAACTTTGTTAACACAATTTGATTGAACTTGTTAAGTTCTCTCATTCGGTTACAAAGAATAGCAACAGTAAATTTTATATCAACGGGTACTGGTTGTGGTATTTTGTATATATCCATACCGTGTCTTTGTCCGTCCCACGTTGGTACTTTAGCGTAAAAATACAAACGTCTATTAGGTATGTTATAAATTACAGCAGGATTGTTTCCATATTTAACCTCCGGATTTCTAACAACAGTAATAAAGGGGGGTTCAACATTCTTATCAATGTTTTGAAAATCCCAGGTTTCTAAAAACTGTGACCAGTTTTGAGTTGTAACCAAAATATCAACCATAGGAACGGTTTTACCCTCAACAACCTGATGTAATCCTACCGTCATTTACAACCGAGTAATATCGTACAAAATTTTCACTATCGTAGTACCCAATGTAATCTCCAAAAGAAATATCAATACCCAATTCGTCTAAAGTTTTATTATAAACAGAAATTGAGATATTACCAGGCTCAAACTGGTCAATTTTAGTTGTTCCCAAAAATTTATTTTCTGGTGCCGCAATTTGTACAAAAGCGTTAAACTCAATTGGAGGAAAAAACTTAACACCGTCTTCTAAAGTTTCCCCATAAACATCATCAGTTTTAATTTTTGTTCTATCAATTCTATACAAAACACAAGTGAAATTTAAATCACCAACTAACCATTCTTGACCCATATCAACTTCTAATCTAAAGTCGTCTTCACCAAAAAATTTACCAAGTCTTGTTATTGGAACTTTATTTGTCATAAGTCTTTTCTTGATAAATATTGATTTTATTATTATTTTTAATTATAACTAGGAATTTTGGAATCTCAAAAACAAATTATTGAACACAAAGCACTTGATTTACTAGACTCATATAGCGGGGGTAATAACCATATTCTTTATATGAAATCTAAAAAAGAAACAAATAAAAAATTCTACCCAACAAGAACTCAAGCTGAATATGTAATTACTTATTACAACACAAAACCAAAAGTTGCTCGTAAGTGGGTTGAGTTAGACCCTTACTTTGCTAAAAAGTTCGCAGAAGAACGATATTTATTTGAAACACCAGAAAAAGTTTATATTGAAAAATTACTTGTTGAAAAAGACAAGTCATATCATATCTGGGGTAAATTTTTTGAGAAAGACTGTTTGTCTGAATTTTGGGTACCTAAGTCGTCCTTAATTAAATCACAAACGGTAGATGAGGTTAATATTGATTATTCTAAATACGGCCACAGACCACCACTATCACACCAAAAAGAAGCAATAGAAAAACTTGTTGGGTCAAGAAGATTTATATTGGCCGACGATATGGGGCTTGGGAAGACCACTTCCACAATTATTGCAGCCCTTGAGACTGGTGCTAAGAAAATATTAATTGTCTGTCCAGCATCACTTAAAATAAATTGGGAGAGAGAAATTGCAAATTATTCAGATAGAACCTGTTATATTGCAGAAGGTAAAAAGTTTTCAACTGAAGCCGATTTTGTTATTGTAAACTATGATATTTTAAAAAACTTTCATAATAAAGAAGATAAAGAAAATTCATTATTATTACAATCTAAATTTGAGCTTGTAATACTTGATGAAGCACATATGGTGTCAAATGCTCAGGCTCAAAGAACAAAACTTATAAATGATTTTACAAAAAACATAAAAAGAGTTTGGTTACTTACTGGTACACCAATGACTTCAAGACCGATTAATTACTATAACTTATTAAATATTATTGAAAGTCCAGTAGCACAAAACTGGATGGCTTATGCAATTAGATACTGCCAGGGTTTTCAGTTTAGAGCGGGAAATAGAAAGGTTTGGAATGTTACTGGCGCCTCAAATTTAGAAGAATTAAGAGATAGAACATCAAAACAAATTTTAAGAAGATTAAAAGAAAATGTTTTAGATTTACCAGATAAAATAATCACACCAGTTTATTTAAGAACCTCATCAAAAGAATATAAAGATTTGATGGGTGAATACTATGAATGGTTAGAAAATAAAAAAGAAGAATCATCATCACTTACAGTTCAGTTTTCAAAACTAATGAAAGTAAGAAAGGTAATTGCAAACGAAAAAGTAAAAGAGACTATTGAGTTTGTACAAAACATTATAGATCAGGGAAAAAAAGTAATCATTTTTACAAACTTTACAGACACATTACAATTAATACATAGTCATTTTGGTAAAGAATCTGTTTATTTAGATGGTAGTTGTAATAAAGTACAAAGACAATATGCTGTTGACCAATTCCAGGAAAATGAAAAAATTAAAGTTTTTGTTGGGAACTTAAAAGCTGCCGGTGTTGGACTTACTTTAACAGCTGCTGAAGTTGTAATTATGAATGACTTATCGTTTGTACCTGCCGAACACGCCCAAGCTGAAGATAGAGCTTATCGTTATGGGCAGAAAAACAATGTACTTGTTTATTACCCAATATTTGAAAATACAATAGAAGGTGTTATTTATGATATTCTAAATAATAAGAAGAAAGTAATAGGCACCGTGATGGGTGATGAATTACAAGAATCTGGGGATGTTGTTGAAGAAATTTTAAATTTAATTAATAAAAAAATGTAGTTTTAAATTTTTGATATATTTATTAAATAAATTATTATGAATAGTAGAAGTCAAACCAAAATTAGAAAAATACAACAAATAAATTTGTTAGCCGAAGAACGGTATTTAAAAACTAAAGGGTTGTTATATGAAGGACCACAAGAAGATATTTTAAAATGTTTTACAGATAATGGTGTTGACCAAACTATGATTCCACCTAGTTGTACTGAAACAAAGTTTGATATTACAGCTTGTGCTGCGGCCTTACCAGGTGTGATAGAAAAAATACCAGAAGATAAAAAAGAAAAAATAAAAACTTGTTTAATGAATTTAGCAACAATCAATATTGATTTTGGAGACATTCAAAAAACAATACAGAAAGGAATTGAGATTGGTACGGACATTTTAAAAGGTACCGGTATTAAATTTTAAGATATTTTAAAATTATTTAAACCACCCCTCCTAATCGGAGGGGTTTTTTGTTTTATAATGTATTTATAAAATATGGAAGTTTCTGTTAAATGTAAAAATTGTGATTTGGATGACAAAGATTTGGATCTTTACAAGAGATTTATTAAATTTTTAAATAAAGAATATCCTGTCAAAACAAAAATTGATATAATTTTTACTGGTGAAAGATATGGTAGTATGTCAACCGGCAGCAGAACAAGTAACAATGAATTAAAAATCTTAACCAAAGGAAGACTTAATCGTGATATAATGAGAACCTTAGCCCACGAATGGGTACACGAGTGGCAACACTCAACAAAAGGAATGGAAAGAGGGCCAGATATTGGTGGACCAAACGAAGATGAGGCGAACGCCGAGGCTGGATCTGTTATTAAAAAATTTGAAAAGAAACATCCAGAAAAAGAAAAAACAATATACGAGTCTTTAACAAGCAAAGTTAATTTACTTAACGAACAAATAATTTTAGAGGAAAAAAAATCAATAAGAAAAGAATTTTTGATGGAGATGAAAAAAATTGGTATTGATAAATTACCATATTCATATTCAGCTTTAAAACAATTTGTAGACCCAGAGACAATGGATATTCATTACAATAAACATTACAAGGGTTATGTAAAAAAATTAAATGACGCACTTTCTAAAAAAAAGTATAAAGATGCCGAACTAGAAGAAATTGTACAATCAATTAGTAAATACGATACAAAAATAAGAAATAATGCCGGTGGTGCTTTTAACCACGCATTGTTCTGGAAAATGTTGTCACCAAACAAACAATTACCAAAAGGTGAAATTTTAGAAAAAATAAATAAACAATTTGGTAATATAAAAAAAATGAAAGACGAATTTAATCTTGTTGCTGAAGATAGATTTGGTTCTGGTTGGGTTTGGTTAGTTATAACAAAAACAAACAGATTAAAAATTATGTCAACACCAAACCAAGATAATCCACTTATGAACATCGTAGAAGGAGGTGGTTATCCACTTTTAGGTCTTGATGTTTGGGAACACGCTTATTATTTAAAATATCAAAATAAAAGAGACCAATATATTAAAAATTTCTGGAATCACGTAAATTGGGAATTTGTAAATGAGTTGTATTTAAATAGAACTAAATAAACAGATATTTATAAAGAAAAAACTATGTCTGTAATTTCTGAACCCGAAAGAACAAAGTTGTTCACAAAAGTACGTCACCTATTAGGAGCACCGCTTAGGTCTGTTGAATTGGAAGACGAACAAATGGATACGTTACTTGAATTTTCAATTGACGAATACTCACAGTATGTTCAAGATTGGTTAATTGAATCACAATGGACATCTCTTTATAATTTGAATATTGAAACACAATCTTTAGCAAAAGCATTTATTACAAAAAGTCTAGATTACGAAACTCGTTATACCTATGCTTATTCTAAAATTGTTGGGTTACAAGCTGGTGGGGAATGGGAACTTAAAAAAGATTATATACAGTTAGTACCAAATCAACAAATTTATGAAATTCCTGCAAATAGAGAAATTAATGAATTACTATGGTTTAGTCCCCCAACATTAAATAACACAATGTTTGATCCGTGGTCATTTGGTTCACTAGGATACGGTGGTGGTCTTGGTGGTGGAGGTGGTTTAGCACAAATGGGTGGCGATATGGCCGGTTCATATTTTATGATGCCAGCGTTTGATATGTTATTAAGAATGCAAGAAATTAATATTCAGAGAAGAATTATTGCTGGTGATTTAACATATAGAATAACAGCACTTCCTGGTGGTAAAAAAGCGATACATTTAATGAATACCCCTGGTGGTAAGTTTGATTTTGGTAATGGAACAATGACTAAAGGTAAAGTGTGGTATTGGTATTATGACACAACTAACGGTGGTAAGGACGATTGTTTAAAAGAAAACCCAGATATAATTACATTACCATCTGATGTACCATTTGATAAAATGAATTGGGACGAATTAAATAACCCAGCACAAGTTTGGGTTAGACGTTGGTTTGTCGCATATTGTAAAGAAACATTATCAAGAGTTCGTGGGAAATTTAGCGGTAATTTAAAAACTGGTGATGGTGGTGATTTAACTATGGATTATCAGTCTTTAGGTACTGAAGCAAAAGATGAAAAAACAAAATTAATTGATGAATTAATTGGGTCTGAAGGAAGACTTACAAGATTAAAACCAGAAAAAGTTATGGAAAGAGAAGCCTTAATTGCGGAAAATCTTAATAAACAACTGAAGTTTAGAGCTATGCCTAGACAAATATATGTAATTTAATTATGCAACCAAGAAGAATTGTTGTTAGAAACAACCCTAATTTTGAAGCCCAAGCTAAAAACGAATTCAAATATAAAATCGTATCAACTTCAAATTACTCTATTGTTGATGAGGATTTTGTTTTAATAAAAAATGTAAGAAGTTGTGAGATAATGTTGGGCGGTAACTATCCAGAAGGAAAAAAAATTAATATCAAATCTTTAACAAATACGATTATCAAACCAGAAATTGGTTTAATTGATGAAGAATGGGACGAACTTCTTTTAGAGGAAGGTTCGTCAGTTCAATTCTTATCGCTAGAAGGACATTGGTATATTTTATCAAGTGATGGTTTAAAGATGGGTTAGATATATTCTTCCCACCCATCTTCAGCTAATTCGTATATATAATTAGGGTCTATACCTACATTTCCCCAAAACTCAACTTCTCCTTTTTCCATATCAATGAGGTCTTTTTGAATGTCGTCTTGGTCTTTTTCCTCAAATGGAATCCCATTAATTAATTCACATTGGTCTTTTGTAAAGAATGGTCTTTCTTCTGGATTCTTAACTAAAAGTCCATCTCTTACCTCTTCTTTAAAAACAACAAGTAATGGTTCTACTCTTTTATTAAACGTTGCAATTGCCCTTTGAATATTATATTCACCAGTAAGTCCTGGGTTACTTTCCAATTCTTGGGGATTAATTCTATAACAGTTAAGTTGTATTACAGATTCTATTGTATCTGGGTTTAATTTTGTATTATAAAAAAAGGTTTTTAATTGTTCTTCATTCCATCCTTTCTTTGGTTTATTTACTTTCTGAACATCTCCGTGTGAAGCTTTTGTTCCGTTATTTACATAATAGATTACATCACCAAGATTAACATTAAGACTTTCATTTATTGCAAGTTCCATATGTGCTTGTCGTGACATTAAAGCACCGGCCTTTGTTTTGGTTTTACTTCTTTTGATGTAATCATCAATTGATTGTTTAATTTTTGCCTTACTTGCAATATCCATTAAAGGAATTTTTTGGTCAAATATTTTTTGTAGGTATTCATAGTACCACTCAACAAACCCTTGTCCATTACCATTAAGTAATAGTTTAACTCCTTTATCTAAAAATAACTCAATATACTTTGGCATCTTTTTAGATTTAATTGTATTTCCTGTAAGTTTTACTTTACCATTGTGTTCTAATGTTGCATAGTTTTTACGAGCTAAGTTAATACAAGAATCCCAAGTTCCGTCACAATCAAGACCCATTGTACCACGCATGAATCGGTCGTTAAATTCGGCCACATCAGCATCATACCCAGTATATTCTTTTCCTTCTTTAACTAACCAATTTAATCCACGACCAATGTATTTTCTATCTTCCACACCCCCATCTGGTAAAGAAAAGTTCATACCGTCCGTATCACATACAAGTGGAGTGTACCCTCTTTTCATAAAGAATTTTAACATCTGTCTTAAATACTGTCTACCAGTACAAGTAATTTGTTCTCCCATATCCATATCACCCCAAGGAAATACCTGTGGAGCGGAAAGAGCACCAAATAAAGAGTTAATAAAAATCTTAATTGGTAACTGTTTTGTATCATAAGATTTGGCCTTCTTTTTATCAATTGATTTATATTCTGATGCCAAGTTCTTATAC